CCACCGAATTGCACCCATGATTTCTTCAAGCGTTTCAATAATAGTCTTTTGGTAATCAATCTGAGCTTTTATACGCACGATATCTTCATCTGTACTATAATACATTTCCATATCGCCCTTTAAAGGTTTTGACATTCCATCGAATGGATCGTACTTCCAATTACGTTTATCCATTTCTTCCTTCGTCATTTTACCATTATAGTAAAGCCACTTATCTTTTTTCGTGGACTCCATTTCCATTTCCCTTTTCTTTAACATCAACTTTGCCATAGAAAAAAGTTCAAGATACTTAGCATGCATCTTTGACGTTTTCATCGTTTCTTCATCAAGACAAATGTCATCAATGACAGAATCGGTCTTCCACATTTCTAATATTTCATTCAAATTAATCATAATATAAATTTATTTATTCTTATTTTATTATAGCAAATTCGTTATACCTAAACGTTACATCCGCCTGAAGATACGTAACATCATTAGATTGGGCATTAAATTCAACACCACTTAATGATGTTGGAAAAGCTTCTTTAAATTGGAATTGTTTGTTTACGTTATTATGACTTGACATTACTGATAAAATCATATCGTGTCTTTCTAACCCTTGAGTATTTGCTTGTATCCAATTAAAGATTTCAGTATAATTATACATATCTTCATCAATCGCAAACCGTAAAGTAAGGGAATCGAATGTAATAACCTCTCCAGGCGTAAAGGCAATACTTCCACGAAAACCACTTTGAACCTCACTAATTGTAATTGATGGAATTCCAAATGATGTAATAAAAAACTCGGTATTCGCAAATTTTTCACGATTGATTGTAAGCTTAAACCCTGTAGGTGAAAGCATGTTAATATTACTTGTTAGATTTGATCCACTCATATATCTATTTATAACGCAAAAAAGAGGAGTTCCGAAGAACTCCTCTTGATTATTGAATAGTATTAGCTATTCCTTACGATTGTCCACCAACGTTAATGTTCTTAACGCGGAATGTACGGTAGTAAGGATTTACACCAGCACTACCGATACCATCAACGATACCAGTGATAGGATTAGCAACAAGACCATAACGTGTCTTGAAGGCAATCTTAGGTTGGAAGCTATTTTCACCAACTGCACGTACCATAGTAAGAGGAACGTATGGGCAGTAGAACATACCAGCATCATAAGCGCTTGCGCCCTTATAACCAACTGTTGCATAATCTGCTGTACCAGCATAAGGATCTACATAAACTTTAAGGCGCCCGTTAAGAGTACCAGCAAATGTGTTACCAGCTGCATCTACGTTAAGATTTTCACCGCCGAAAACAAGTTTACCAGCGGCTGCCAAAGCAGAAGCTACGTTGCTGGAGCAGATAACGAAGTTACCTTTACCACGACGAGTTTCAAGAGCAATCTTATTAGCTTCAACTTCGATCTGGAAGATCAAAGACTGGAACTTTTCAACTGCCCAACGGCCATCAGCATCAGCTACAAGGTCAAATGCTTTAGTAGAACCGATACCACCAAGTTTAGCAGTAGTAACGATTGAACGGATAACTTCACGGTTCATTTCAGCAAGGATCTCAGCGCTAAGGATGTTAGCAAGTTCTGATTCAGCGTCAAGGCCGTGAACTGCTTTAAGATCTTGTGCAAGCTCCATTGAGTATTCTGCCTTCAACTGACGAGTCTTAGCTGTAACAATAGACTTTTCAATTGTGAATCCCATTTCTGGAAGAGTTGTGGACGTTTCAGCAGTAGCAGTAGCGATACCTGTACCAGTAGTGATGCCAGACTCAGGAGAGTCAAACAATTCACCAGCGTGTGCACCTGCACCAGAGAAGTCTGTATCAGCTTCGTTGAAGAGAGCTTCAGCATCACCTGCAACAACGGCTGTACCATCTCCATAACGAGCCTTCATTGCGAAAGCAAGACCAGTAGGACCAGACATTGGCTGGACACCTGCTACGTCATAAGCAATAAGGTTTGGCATTGCACGACGAACAAGTGAAATAAGAACAGGATCGAAAGTAGTGATCGAACCAGTATTAACTTGCGCGTCTTCGCGAAGAGAGCCAAAGCTAGATGCAACAGCTTGGTCACGGAGAGCAATTTGTGTGTTCTCGAGGAGCTTAGCAGTTACAGCTTTCTTGTAGCTATCTGTGATAGGAGCTTCATCAGCGTGGTCAAGCACTGGAGCCCATTTTTTGATTTCTTTTTCTGCGTTAAACATAATTTTTTTCTTTGTTTAGTTGTTAGAATTTAGTTAGTTATTGGGTTTATTTGAAACGTGAAAGGTGTTGTACATACCTTGCCATATCCTTAGGGATATTAGCATTAGGCTG